GTAATTTATTCCCGTTCAACCCTTTTCAGCCTTGAACGTTTCCTGTTTTAAACTTTCCATACTTCCGCTTCGCTCTCCGGCCCGAAGCTTTTCCCCGTTTCACTCCTTCCGACCAGTGATTCACCCATGAGTTATGGCTTTCCAGCTTGCACTCGACTCTCACTCATCGACCGTCCACAAAGACGCGTCTTTGAACCCTGTTCTGAACCACTCAGTACAACCCCTCCAAGACTCCCTTCAGCAATTCCCCTGGATCATCCAGAAGGAACATCTGCCTTTCCTGATAGCCTGTGGAATTCCAGCTTCCGGATTCGGAACTTCTCCCCATCCCCATGCTGTGCACAAAGTTATCGAAACATTCTTGCTTTTCTCTCATTGGAGCTTCATGGCCTCGACCCCTTCTTCTGTCATGTTCATGAAACCCTCCAAGTTCGCACGCTTGCGATCCGTCAATCCAAATTTCTCCGAGCTAGTCAACTATCGGCTTACAGCCGCCGACTCAGTTCGCTACCCCACCACCTCCACCTCTCTTCCATCCCACGAAGTCGTCTTCATGCACGATGCTCTCATGTACTTCGTGCCTTCCCAAATTCTCCAGCTGTTTTTGAGCTATCCCAACCTTCAACGACTACACTGCAGCCTAGTCGTTCCCCCAGAAAGCAGCTTCACCGACCTCTCCCTCCACCCATCCGTTTACACTTACACCCTTCACGGGAACACTCTCCACTACGTTCCCGAAGGACACCACGCTGGAAGCTACGATCAACCTCTATCAGCCATTCGATGGTTGAAAATCAATCAGATCGCTTCCCCTCACCTCAACCTGTCTGTCAAAGTCCTGGAATCCTGGGGCCCGTGCCACTCTATTCTCATTCAACGCGGTCTTCCCCCTCTTCATTCCAAAGAAAGACAGACAATCTCTTTCCGAATTCCAAAATGCCTCGCTCTGCCCGAGGCGACCTTTCTTCATCAACCACTTCGCCACCGTCTCGTCCCGTCGGAAGTTTACGACGCACTGTTCACATACACTCGAGCAGTGAGAACTCTTCGAACTTCCGACCCCGCCGGGTTCGTCCGAACTCACTCGAACAAGCCCCAGTACGCATGGGTTTCGTCTCAAGCTTGGGACAATCTCCAAACGTACGCTCTGCTGAACTCTCCCGTCCGTCCAAATGTCGTTTTCGACTTCTTCCTGTCGCCCCTCAACAAACTGCGACTGTACCTCTCTCAGCATCTGCACCCAATTGTCGTGAAAACCCTTCCATTCTTGGCCCCCATCCTTCCACTGTTCAAAGCCTTGACACCTGGAATTCCAATTCCAGTTCTGTCCGATTTCCACCTTCTGTTCTGCGTGGTGATCGGCCAGCGAGGCCCCTTGTCTTTGGCAGCGTTTCCACAACCTCTCCAACCACTGGCCACCCTGATGAACACTCGGTTAGTTCATCGGTCTTTTCCCCCTCCAATCCTCAAAGCTCTCGAACACTTCAACCTGCTTTGCCCCAAACCATCTGCTTTCCGCCTGCGATTCCTCAGATCACTTCTTCAGTGGCCCTCGTGGAGAATCACTCTCCTTCTGAGCTCCTTCGCACCTTGTCTTGCAGCATTCCTGCACTTCACCAGTCCTCTCTCCCTTCAATCTCTACACGATGGATACAACGCTCACCTTCATCCTTCGGACTTCAGTCTGGAGTGGTCGTTGGAAACGTTTTCTGTCCCACAACCCACCCCGTTCCTTCCACTCCACCTCAATCTCCCAGATCCAGTTCCAGAGATTCCGATGATAGCTCCGCCTTTTCCAGCTGTCCCGAGTCTCCGACTGGATCCCTCTCCTCCGGCTACACAACCCTCTCAACCCTCAGCCCCAGGCACTGGATCTCCCGCTCCCCCTGCGGTTCTAGACCAGTCTCACCAAGCTCCCCCCCAATCCAAAGCTTCAACCAAAGAGCCTCCAATGGACTTAGCTTTTCTTTCTTTAGATGAAGATAAGAAGGTTCGTCCAGCCTCGCCTGCACTTGACTACATTCCTTGCGAGGCTCTTGAAGCACTTCCTCAGCACCTTCGTTCCATCAACGAGTTCGGATCTCTGAACCAAGTCCCACTCTCCATGGTCTCTCCTTTACAGAATCACAGTTCTGAGAAAGAGAATTTCCCTGAGTCGGATTTGCTTTCAGACCCCTCTTGCTGCGGTCCGATCGTCCTTTTTGAGGATCTCTTCCCTGGAAATTACCATCATTCCAATGGTTCTTTCCCAACTAGGCAGCGTTCTCAAGCTTCTTCTTCGATCCCTATGCCAGAAAAGAACTGCCTGCTCGCTTCGATCTCCTCTCAAGTTCCTTATTCTCCCCAAGAACTATGGAACTTCCTCTGTGAACTACTTCCAGATTCCCTCTTGTCCAATCAAGAGATCAGCTCCTTCGGTCTCTCCACTGATCACCTCACAGCTTTGTGCTTCAGACTGCGTCTCGAATGCATAATCCACGCCCCGCATATTCTCCTTCCATATGGTCTCAAACATTCGACTTCTGTCGTCCACATTTCTTACTCGGAAGGACCTCCAAAGCATTTCTCACCCTACATCAAACTCACCGCTTCAGCGCCTGGTTCGAATCAGAGCAAGTCTGCTCTCGTTCGTTCCGCCCTCCGTTTCCAATTCAACGGCGCCTTCTTACCTTTCCTTCAGGCCCACTCCCACCTCATTTCCGTTCCTCATGCCAAGAATCTCATTAGCAACATGAAGAACGGTTTTGATGGTATCACTTCCCAACTCTCCAATTCCCCTGGAGTCTCCCCAAAATCCAAATTGCTTGAACTCGATAGTTTGATCGACGTTGCCCAACCCCGCAATGTTGACATCATTCACATCGCGGGTTTTGCCGGCTGCGGAAAATCCCATCCGGTTCAGCATCTCCTCAAGACCAAGCCCTTCCGCCATTTCCGTCTCTCCGTCCCAACCAACGAGCTTCGATCAGAATGGAAGCGCGATCTTGATCTTCCCGAGTCTGAGGCTTGGCGCCTTTGCACTTGGGAAACCTCTCTTTTCAAGAGCTCTTCAGTGATCGTCATCGACGAGATCTACAAGCTCCCGAGAGGTTATCTTGATCTTATCCTCCTCTCTGATCCTTCCATCCAACTCGCCATTCTTCTTGGAGATCCGCTTCAAGGCGAATATCACTCCACACATCCATCATCCTCAAATGCTCGCCTTCCTTCAGAAACCATCCGCTTGGCTCCCTACATCGATTGCTATTGTTGGTGGACTTATCGCTGCCCCAAGAAAATCGCTGATCTCTTCGGAGTCAAAACCTTCAGTGACAAAGAAGGTTTCATTCGCAGCGCTTTGTCTCACCCCCAGGGTCTTCCAAATCTCGTGAACAGCATTGCTACGGCCAATACCATGCAAAATCTCGGCCATCATGCTCTCACTATCTCAAGCAGTCAAGGTATGACTTATTCATCTCCTGTTACTATTCTTCTAGATCGGCACTCATCTCTGCTCTCGCCGCAGAACGGTCTAGTTGCTCTCACAAGATCCAAATCAGGAGTTGTTTTTATCGGCAACATGTTTCAAGCCTCTGGTCACTTCGGAACCTCTTACATCTTCACTCAGGCTCTTTCAAATCAGCCTGTCGATTTAATGTCTGCTTTTCCGATTTACCACAAGCTACCGCTCATCCACGAACCGATCAAGTCCCGCCGCCACCGGCTCGTCGCAGGAGATCGACTCCCCACACCTTCCATTAACGTCAAAGCTCTTCTGCCGAAGTCTCTGCCTCCTCACATCTCGACCTCCTACGACCGCGATGTTCTCATTTCAAATCCAGTTTGCTTTTCGCGGGCTCCTGAATCAAGACTCGCAACTCTCCATCTTCCGACGACGAGACTTCCACTCCATTTCGATCTGGAGTCCTGCGCCATCTCCGATTCATCCGCCTCTGCAATCCCAAAGCTCCCGACTCCTTTCTCCCACTGCTTCCATGGAGAAAGCTTCGAAGAGCTTGCGGCTTTCTTCTTGCCAGCTCATGACCCTTCCCTAAAGGAAATCGTCTTCCTGGACCACTCCAGCAGTCAATTTCCTTTCCTCGATGTTCCTTTTTCCCTGTCCTGTCAACCCTCCAGTCTTCTCGCAGCTTCCCACAAACCCTCTTCGGATCCCACTCTTTTGATCAGCTCCATCAAAAAAAGGCTGCGTTTCCGACCTTCATCTGCCCCTTATTCTTTCACACCGAATGATATCCTTCTGGGTGGCATTCTTTTTGAAAGTTGGTGTCGGGCATTTGGCAGATCGACCTCTCAGACCCTTCCTTTCAAGCCCGCTCTTTTTGCTGAGTGTATTTGCCTCAACGAATACGCTCAGTTGTCTTCCAAGGCTCAAGCCACAATTGTGGCTAATGCCTCCCGTTCAGATCCAGACTGGAGGTACACAGCGGTCCGAATTTTTGCAAAATCTCAGCACAAAGTCAATGATGGTAGTATCTTCGGCTCTTGGAAAGCTTGTCAGACTCTTGCTCTCATGCATGATTTCGTCATCCTTACACTTGGTCCGGTAAAAAAATACCAACGCATCATTGATCACTTCGACCGACCATCTCACATCTACACTCATTGCGGCAAGACTCCGTCCCAACTCAACGACTGGTCCCAAAGTTTCCTTCAAGGGTCGAATTTCATATGCAACGACTACACCTCTTTTGATCAGAGTCAACACGGTGAAGCCGTCATCTTTGAGGCCCTTAAAATGCAACGCGTTTCAATTCCTCAGCACCTCATCGATCTGCACATATTCTTGAAGACCAATGTTTCCACGCAGTTTGGCCCTCTCACCTGCATGCGTCTCACCGGGGAGCCTGGAACCTACGATGACAACACTGACTACAATCTTTCCGTCATCTTCTCACAGTACGCCATCTCTTCCCATCCCATCATGGTTTCCGGCGATGATTCAGTTATTTGTGGCTCTCCACTTGAAAGATCCAACTGGCCACAAATCAAATCTCTCCTCCATCTTCGCTTCAAAACTGAATTCACCTCACTTCCACTTTTCTGCGGATACTATGTTGGTGAAGCCGGATGTTGTCGCAACCCTTTTGCCCTTTTCGCTAAATTGATGATTTCATACGACAAGGGCAACCTTCAAGAAACACTTCCATCATACCTCTACGAGTTCTCCATTGGCCACAAGCTTGGGGACCTCGTACTTTCTCTTTTCCCATCCCAACTCATCCAATACTACAGCGCTTGCTTCGATCTCTTTTGTCGCAAGTGCCCACCTTCTCAGAAAATCATTCTTTCCTTTGAACCAATTCCAGAATCCTTCTTTTTGAGGCTTCTGAATGGGTCCAAATGGGTTTCAAAGACTCTTTTCTCAGATCTCCCATCCTCCCTTCTCGAACTCATGATCGGTTTTTCTCGACTTCAAAGCTCTCACTCAGACCCCAAGGTTCAATACCTAGAGTCTGAATTGCTTCACACTTTCAATCATGGAGGAAGTCAAACCAATCAAAGTTCAACAGCCATCCATCCCAGCGCCCGGAACTAAGCTTGTGCCCAACGATGGTCAGCAATCACCAGCCATGGTTATGCCTTTCCAGCTGACCGTGACTGACTTTGGTGTCAAAGAAACCTCCGTTCAGATCACTCTTTCATCAGACCCAGGAATTGCTGCCATCACCGCTTCGTACCGACACGCTTCGATTGTCGAGTGCCAAGCAGTACTTTTCCCAAATCGCACATCTTCTTCCAATCCAACACATTGTGATCTTGTTTGGGTTCCCGCAAACTCCACTGCCAGCCCCACAACAATCCTCAAGACTTTTGGGGGCTCTCGCTTCACTCTCGGCGGTCCAATCACTGCCAATCAGATCATAACCATTCCTCTCCCCCTCGACTCCGTCAATTGCCGCATCAAAGACAGTGTTCTTTACACTGACTCCCCACGGCTTTTGGCTCACTCTCCAGCTCCCTCAACCACTCAGACAGTTCCTTCCGGCTCTCTGATTATCCGAGGTAAGATTCGTCTTTCCTCTCCTCTTCTTCAACCCTCTTCTTCTTCTTAAAGCCCAGCAGTCTTCTGCTGAGCTTTGCTCTTCCGCATTTGCGGGGCTTTGCTGGCCTAACCAGCACATGTAATCGTGGCCGGTGCCACCCCCTGCAGCACACGCAGGTTTTGTGGGTTCAACTCCCCCCCTTTTCCGAGGGTATCGGAAACC